ATAATGATGTCCTAGTTCTTCTGCTAACACACAAGCTTTTTCACTTATATTATTAAGTGTATTTTTATTTAAAGCTATTCTATTATTTTTATATAATCCATGAGAATTTGAAATTAAAGGAACTTCTCTAACAATAATATTATTATCATCTGCTTCAGAGAGTAACTTTTCATAACTATTCATAAGTTCACCTACCTATTTTACCAATTATCCATATCATCTAAATCTTGATATATTTTTTCAATTTCTCCTTCTTCATGTAAATGTTCATTGTGTGCCGCTATTGTGTCTATGTGATTTTTATTTACATATTTACCTATTTGAGTAAGTTCATCTACTCTTTTTATTGCTTCATTTTGTCCAATATCGTTTAAGGCATTAAAGCTTGATAAAAGCTTATTTTCTTTAATTTTAATTTGTTTGCAGTCTTCGTTCCACCCCATTATAAAAGCAGGAGATTCATCTAATGCATGTGCTAAAATTTCTAGCTTATCAAGAGGAATATTTTTTATAGCTCCCGTTTCATATCTCTGTAAAGTGGACTTACTTAGTCCAGTCTTGTTAGCTAAATCTTGATAAGACATATTAAGTTCTAATCGTTTATTTTTTATTCTATTTGTAATCTCCAACATTTTTAAATCATTTTCAGTATTCAAATTTATCACCTCTATAAAATATATTATAAAGTATTTTTTCATAAATGCAACACATATATTGGAAAATATAAAAAAATGTTGCATTTTTGACTTGACAATATAAAATGGATGTATTAATATTGAATTATCCCAAATAAGCAACGAGGTGATGGAATGAATATAAGTAAATTAAAAGGAAAAATGGTCGAAAAGAAATACACTCAAAAGAAATTAGCAGAAGAGTTGGGTATGACTGTTCAAGCTTTAAATGCAAAATTAAATAATCGTTCACAATTCAAGATTGAAGAAGCAGTTAAGATATCAAATATTTTGCAAATCGAAGAGCCTGGTGAGATTTTTTTTGACAATTATATCCCAAAAATGCAACGAAATTAAATAAGAAAACCTAACAGATAAAAATTAAAACTAGGGAGGTAGAAATTATGAGTAATAATTTACAAGTAATAGAAAGAAACAACAAAAGAGTTCTAACTACACAGCAACTAGCAGATGTATATGAAACTGACTCAAAGAATATAAGTAACAATTTCAACAATAACAAAGATAGGTTTATTGAAGGTAAACATTATTTTTTATTACAAGGTGATGATTTAAAGAATTTTAAAGGTATTCATACAGAATATGAAAACCTAAAATTTGCTTCAAAAATGTATCTTTGGACTGAAAGAGGAGCAAATAGGCACTGCAAAATATTAGATACTGATAAAGCTTGGGAGCAATTTGACAACTTAGAGGAAACATATTTCAAGGTTAAACAACAGAAACCAACCTGTATAGAAGATGTATTAATAGAAAGTTTAAAAGAAATGAAAGATTTAAGACTTCAAGTTAATCAAGCTAATAATATTGCATTAGAAGCAAAGACAGAGGTTAAAACAATAAAAGAGGTTGTTTCATTGAATGCTACAGACTGGAGAAAAGATACACAACAACTAATTGCAAAGATAGCAAAGAAACAAGGTGGCTTTGAACATATAAATATGCTTAGAAGAGAGAGTTATGAGTTGCTAAACAATAGGTTTGGAGTTGATTTAAACAGAAGATTAATCAATAAAAGAAGAAAGATGGCAGAAGAAGGTGTATCTGAATCTAAAAGAGAGAAAGTTAACAATTTAGATGTAATACAAGATGATAAGAAACTCATAGAGGGGTATGTGGCTATTGTAAAAGATATGGCTTTAAAATACGGAATATCAAGTGATTTAAGTAAGAATTAGGTTAAATAAAATTAGCACTTTGAAAACTAAATACGGAATATTTTGAAAATAGAGGGGTGATTTAAATGGGTAAAAAAAGTGAATACACAGTAACAACAGTTGGTGAACCAAATTTAGATGCATTAGGCGAAACTTTAGCTAAAATTCTTACAGAGAAATTTGGGGTACTAATAACTCATACATACATTGAGAACTATTATGTTGATAAAGAGAGAGGGGGTGATGTAGATGGAGCTATTGAAAGTGAACTTTAATCTAGAGAAATTAAAAATAGGAAATGTAGTGAGTGTAAGTTCTAAGAGGTTTGGGTTCAATATTAATTGTATTGTAGTAGTAGCAACTGAGGAGGAACTAAATTTAGCTTATTATAGCAAAGATAAGGGATGTATTGAGTATCAAGCATTGATACCAGAGGATATTAGATATGGTGATTATATTCTTGAAAGATTAGGTTAGGAGGAAATAAAATGGCAGCTTTAATAATAGTAGGTTTATTTGCAATATGTTTAGTAGGATTAGTTCAAAATAGAGATTAATTAAAAAGGGGGTTTAATTATGGAAAGTTTAAAAATAGTAAAACAATATGTTGAAGGACAGTTAAATTTATCTAGTTTAGAAATAGACAAAAATAAGGAGACTTATGAGATTCTCAAAAATAAATCTAGCAGAGATATGTTAGATGACATTAATTTAAATGATGCATTAAGAGAAGTAACAGTAAACGAAAGATTAAAAATATTTGCTGAGTCATTACTAGAGTTGTTAGATACACAAATCAAAATAAAAGAGAGTGAAGAAAGTGAGGACTATAAAAGACTTTGTATGTACTTAGACGAATTTGGAAGAGATAGACCTATAGATGTCCAGATATAAAAAAAGAGCCATTAGGAGTGGCTCGATTCAGAAAATATTTAAAAATAAAAATATGACTATATTATAGCATAAACGGAGGGAAATTATGAGTACTTTATATGAATTAACTACAGATTTATTAGAAATAGAAGAAGGTTTAACAGAAATAACAGGAAATGAAGCTGAAAAACTAGAGGAAATAAAAGAAATAATAAAACAAGAGATACAAAATAAAAACACTAGAATAGTGTCAGTAATAATAAATATCGATAGTGATATAAACTCTATAGATTTAGAGATTAAAAGATTACAAGAATTAAAGAAGGTTAAGAAAAATAATCTTGATAGATTAAAAAGTAACATAAAGGAATGCATGGAACTACTTGGTACTAAAAAAATAGAAACAGTTTTAGGAAATATAAGTATAAGAAAGTCAGCGGGTAGCTTAGTTATAGAAGATGAAGAAAAGATACCTGCTATATATAAAACAGTAGAGCAAGTTGTAAAAGTAGATAAGAATAGCATTAAAGACTTTATTAAAAAAGGTCATGAGGTCGAAGGTTGCAGGATTGAATATGGAACTACACTAACAATTCCAAAAGCTAAAAAAGAGTAGGTGAGGACCATGGAAATTAATAATATTTACATTAAATTGATGGATGTAAGAGTTAAATTTAGTAAGTTGAATCTAAAGAAAAGTGGAGAAAATAAGTTCGCTAACTTCAAGTATTTTGAGTTAGCAGACTTTCTACCACAAGCAACTGGATTACTTGAAGAAGCTAAGCTATGCCCTATAGTGACCTTTACAAATGAATATGCAACTCTAACATTAATTAATGGAGAAAACCCATCAGAACAGATTGTATTTACTTCTCCCATGAGAGATTTACAACTTAAAGGTTCTAATGAATTACAAGCACTAGGAGGTATAGAAACTTATCAAACTAGATATTTATATATTCAGTTACTTAACATAACTGAAAGTGACACTTTTGACGCAACTAGTGGCAAAAATGAAGCTAAAAGTAATTCTAACAATAGAATTTTAACAGATAAACAATTAAGCAGGTTATATGCAATAGCAAGTAATGCAAATGTTAATAAGGAGAGCTTAAAAGAGAAAGTATTTAAGAGATTTGGAAAAGAGATAAAAGATTTAACAAAACAAGAATATGACACAATTTGTAATGCTTATGAAAAGCAAAATCAAGAGTAGGTGATATATTGAATTTTAATAATGAAACATACTTTCACATAAATTTTGACGACCCATTTACAAGAGTACCTAATACAATCCTCGACAATGAAAATCTTTCTTATTCAGCTGTAGGAGTAGTCACTCAAATGTTAAGATTTCAAAGGTCGGGTAGCCATAAAGTGTATGCAAAATCATTAATAAGCTATAGAAAAGATAGTAAGACAAAAGTAAGTAATGCTTTAAAGGAGCTTATGCAGGAAGGTTTTGTTATTAGGACACAAATAAGGGATGAAAAAGGTCAAATGAAAGGTTATAGATATGATATTTTTGATACACCTCAAAATGTAAATTCTGAAAGTGTTGAAATGACTGAATCTCAACCGTGTGCCGTTTTCCCGACTCCGGTAAAACCGGAAGCTGGTAAAACCGAAGTCGGTGAAACCGGAAGCCGGCAAAACCGAGGTCGGGAAATCGGCAACATAAAAGAAAATAGTATTAAAAAGAAAATAGGTTTAAAAGAAAATGATGTTATTACTACTGTTATTGCTGAACAATCTGAAAAAAATAAGACTGTCTACATAAAAAAATATTATGAATCTTATATAGGTGTGATTACTCCAAATAATTTTCTTCAACTACTGACTTATTTAGATGATGGAATGGAAGCTGATGTAATAATAAGAGCTGTTGATGAAGCTGTAGGCAGTGGAGTTAAGAATTATAAGTATGTAAAAACAATCTTAAATAATTGGATAGAAGCAGGTGTAAAAACTGTTTTAGAACTTACAGAGTATCAAAATGAGTTTGAGAGGAAGAAAAAGAGTAAACAGGAGAAGAAACAGTCTAATAATAAAGCTGTGAATACTCATAATGTGAATAAAAATAAGTTTGCTAACTTCAATCAGACTTTCACTCAATATGAAGAAAAAGAGCTAGATGAGATTATTAAAAAGAGTCAGAAGGAAAAATTTAAATAAAATTAAACTTCTAGGAAGTAAATATCAATATATTACTTCCTAGAAAGGGGAGGTATAAAATGGCGAGAATATATGCACAAAGAAGTGGTTCTTTAAACGAACAAGATAGATTGGAATTATTAAGATTACTTGGGAAAGCTGGATATACAGTAAAGATTGCTAGAGAGAAGCAAAATAGCAAGACAACTTATACTTACTTTGTTGAGTACACAGAAGAGCAGGAAGAAAAATAGAAGGGGGCTAGTTAAATGAATACAATAACTTTAGTTGGAAGATTAGTTGCAGATGCTGAGCTGAAATATCTTCCAAATTCGGGTACACCTAAAATTTTATTTAGGGTAGCAGTAGATAGAAAATACAAAGATAGGGAAGGCAAAAAGAAAGTTGATTTTATACCTTGTGAACAGTTAGGAAAACATGTAGAAAATCTTGTACAGTATCTTACAAAAGGTAAACAGATATATGCTTTTGGAGAATTAAATATAGATAATTACAAAGATGAAAATGGTTGTTGGAAATCTATTACTAAGGTTAATGTAAATGCTTTAGAATTGCTTTCAAGTAAAGAGGATAGTAATAATCATGAAAAACAACAGGAATATATACCACCAGGATTAGACCCACAAGGTTTTCAAGCAATAGATGATGACGATATACCTTTTTAATTAAGTTAAATAGTCTAGGGAGTAATTATACAATATTACTTCCTAGAAGTTAAAAAATATTGGAGGTCTAAGAGTGAAATATGAGTGTGAGAAAGTGTTCTTAGAATGCGATAAGGGAAGTTTTGAGATAAATGATACAAGAACTGAAGAAGTAACATTTGAGGGTACAGAAATAGACAATCCATTTAAACGAGTAAAATATGAAGGTAAAGCTACTTTTGAAATAGTATCTGGATGGGAGTATCTACAAAGAGAAATGTTGTGGTTTAAGATATTGCATTTATCAGCAGTTGTAGCAAAAATAATGCAATATAAAATGTTAGGTATTTCAAAATGAGGAGAGCTGAAATGTTGAGAAAGACAAGAAAAAACAATATTAGTGTTTGTTATCAATGTAGAAATGAAGATATAAGCGAAGATGCTAGATATTGTAAGATTTGTGGAATAGGATTAAGAGTTATGGAATTAGTAAGTGTTTTTAACTTTGAAACAGGAGAAAAAGAACTTTCATTTTTAACAGGTAAAGAATGTCTTATAGATTTTGGAGATTTAAGAGAAGGCAATATGTGTAAATTATTCTTTGAAAATTCAGAATTAAGAATTATTGGAGTAGAAAATATTTATCAAGATGAAAGAGGTATATTTATTGAAGCTGGTGAGTGTAGCTATGAAATAATATTTAAAGATTTGGAGTGGTAGAATATGGCTAAAATTTGGGTAGATGCAGGAACATTTTTAGAAAAAACTATTGATATAGAAGATATGTTTGAGCTTAATTTAAGAAAAGTAAGAAAAGCAAATGAAAATAAAAAAATAAAGCTGAAACTTAATGAATCGAAATTCAAGAAAATAAGAAAAAAATCAACTAATGATACAAAAGGCAAATCTATAAAAGTTTTTAATATTGAAACTGGAGAAGTTAGAATATTTAAAAGTGCAAAGGCTGCAAGTAAATACTTAAAGATTAGTGCAGATTATGCTAGTTGTTTAGCTAGAGAAAATAGAGTAACTAGAGAAGGTTGGAAAGCAGAATATATTCAAGGAGTGACAGATGGTATTAGCAAATGTGGAGCAAGTAATTAAGTTAGCTGAAAAGATATTAAATAAGAAAAAGTGTTCTGTTAATAAAGCTATTGATATAGCTATAAAAATATTGAGTAAATATGAGTATGAGGGGATGTTAGAAAAATGAAATTAAAAGATATTATAAAACTTGGAGAAAAGTATTGTTATTGCCCCAACTGTGGTAATGACAAGATAGGAAACAATGAAGGTAAATTAATAGTTGAAGAACACACATATTATAGAGAATGTTCTTGTGGATTTAGTATATTGATTGATGATAGAAAGGATGAGATATAATGAACATCTTGGCTAGTGTGCTACTGATAGGAATTAGTTTTGTTGTTGGTAGGGTTTATGAGTATAGATTGAATCTGAAAGAGTGTGAAAATTGTGATAACAAAAGGGGGGTATAAGAATGGATGATAGATTGGAGATTTGCAAAAAAATGTTTCCTATCATTACTAAAAATACTAGATTGCTTTGTCATTATTGTGATGGTAGAAATATTTGCAGTTATGATGAAGAAAAAGCTCATGAATTATTGAGAAATGAAGAGGGTGCTAAAAATGACTAATTTTGAAATGATAAAATATCTAATTAAAACAGTTTAGAGGAGGAATAGATTATGGAATATAAAGAATATGAAGATTTAAAAAATAGAGTAGAAAGTTATGAGGATTTACAAGGTAGTGCAGAGTTTGCAGGGAGAGTTATAGAAAATCTTGAGGATATAGATTGCCCTATAAGAATAGGATTTAAATTTCCTAGCAAAGAGGATTACAAAAATATAGAACTTGATATAGCTGCTAAAGATTCAAATTCAATTTTTATAAGAACAGAGTTAGCAAAAGCATTTAAAGAGATTTTATCTAAATATGAAATGGATATGGAAAATATATAATTAAAACAGTTTAGAGAGTTGCAAAATATCTTTTAGTATAAATTATTGTTGAAGTGTTTTGTGACTCTCAAAAATGAAAATAAGGGGTGGAATTATGATAATACACAAATTTATAATACATGTTTTAGATAAGAACAGTGATACACCAATATTGAACGATTTTGAAGGTAGAGTCAGTCAAGATATGGACCTATTTTTTCAAAAGAAAATAAGCAAAGTATCAAGAGATAATGACATCAGAACAGCAGTATTTAATGACTATAGTAACAATCTAATTAAGAAGTGTTGTGAACAAATTATTTATGATGAAAGTTCATTTCTAAATAGCTCTAAAGAGATTGCAGCTTATTTATTTGATGTTATGAAGCTTAATGCTACATTAGAATCTTGCGACTTAGCAATTTGCTTATACTCTCAAAAAGATGAAAAGAAAGTTGCTATATTAAAGCTTGATTACAATAAGTCATATACTCATTCAATCGAGTTTAAAGATGATAAATTTAATATACAAATGTCTAAGAATGAAATTAATATACAAGAGACTAAGACAATTAAAATAGGAGCAATTATCGGTTTGAGTGGAGTCAATGATGAATACCATCTTAAGGTTTTAGACAAGGATGCAGAAAAGGAAGAAGTTAATTCTAAGTTTGTTACAGAGTTTCTAAATGCTACTAAAGTGAAAGATGATAAGTATAGGACTAAGATGTTTAAAACTTTTGTGGATGCTTATATAGCAAATTTATATAGTGATATGAAACAAGGCGAAGACGTAAGAAGTATACTGCTTTACATGCTAAGAGAAAAGCAAAATCTTGATATAAATGAGTTTGCTGATAAGGCGATAAAGGATGATTTAAAAGATAGTTTTAAGGACCATGCAGAAGAAAAAGGAATTGAAAGTTTTAATATTGATAAAAAATGGGTTGAGAAGAATTTAAAAAATAGACATATAAAAACGGATACAGGTTTTGAGGTAAAAGGCAAGATGGATGATTTTGAGGATTTCATGAAGTATGGTATTAGACATAATGGGAATGGAACTGTAGATATAGTTATTAAGAATGTTAATTTCTATGATGAAAAATAAGGGGGGTTACAATGAATAGATTATTAAAAAGTCTATGTATATATAAACATTTCAAAGGTGGATTTTATGCAGTTATGGGAGTCAGTAGACCTGTTGATGATAGTGAACTTGACAATGTCTTTGAAGATTTAGGTTGTTTGGATAGATTAGATATATTTGACTATAGATTTGGTTCTCGTCATACAGAAACAAATGAAGATATGATTATATATAAAGATGATAAAGGTAATTTTTATCATCATAAAAATAAAAGTAATGAGAATTTAGTAATATATAAAACTTTATATGATGGAAGTGGAGCTTATGCAAGACCATTAGATATATTTTTATCTAAAGTTGATAAAAAGAAATATCCTAACACCTCACAAAAATATAGATTTGAGGAATTTAAGTAGGTGAGCATATGACTAATAAAGAAATGTGCAAGTCAAAGAATCTTGATGAAAGAGAAGTATATAAAAGTTTTGGAAAAGAGATTTGTGCTAGTTGTATAAATGATAAAGGAGATTGTGAAAGTAAAGATTGTGATACAACATATAAAAATTGGTTAGAGAGGGAGACTATAAATTATGTTTAGCATATATAAAGTAAAACTTAAAACTAAAAGAACGTTGGAACAGGTAAGAAATCAAAGTGTAGACTTTGAGTATTCAGAAGAAGGATTAAAAGATGCATTTAGATACTACAACCTAATTGATGGTTTAGAAGTAATTGTAGTTAAAATTGGAGATAAATATTGTCTAGCTAATTACAATGAAGAAGATAGAAAAATAATAATGGAAGCACATTATCTTTTAGAACAAGACGAATATACTGGATGTTATATAAATCAATATGAACGATTTAAAAAAGATTGGGAAAATGGCGACTGTGATGGGGAAGGTTATATGGTATTTTCAGATGATGAAGTTGAGATAATTGAGGAATTAAGAAGTAAATAGTCAAGGTAAGTTTGTGAATGAAACTAGAATGTTATAGACTTACTTTGACTTATAAAAAGGAGTGTATTAAATGGCTAATATATATTGCGAAAATTACTTTGAAGATATGTGTATGCTTGAAAGAATTGAAATTAATAACCTGAAAGTGTGTGAAAGTTACATTGAAGGTAAAAATGAGCTATATAAATTAGAAAACGGATATACTATACATCCTAAAGATTTGAAAATGGTGAAAAGTAAAGATTATTCTGTTGAAGTTACTCATATTCCAACTGGTATTACAGTAAAATGCCGTTCTACAAATAGTATTTTAAAAAATAAAAATAAGTGTTTGGAAGTTCTAGAAGAAGAACTAATAAAAATAAACTCTCACTTAGAGCTAGAAGATTTACGCTAAATAGGAAGTGAGCTTATGAAACGAAGAAGATGCAGTTGGTGTGGCAAATTATTTTATCTTGATGAAAAATCTAAGAATATTTATTGTTGTAAGGAATGTAGGAAGAAGGCTAATAAGAAAAATAAATAGTGGAGGTATTAATATGCAAAAAGATGTTTGGTTATATAGTTGGGATGATGAATATTTTGCAAGTGATGAATACGAAAGTAAAGAGGAAGCTATTGAAGCAGCCAAGGAAGAACTTAGAAGGCTTGGGGAGGTCAGTCGATTGGTTTACGTTGGGCAAAAAGAAGAAGTTAATATACCTAATCTAAATGTAGAGGATGCTTTAGAACGTGTTCAAGATAGAATTGACAATGAATTTATGGGGTATGGAGAAGATTGGTTTGAAAATATACGTGTTGAAGATATATTAATACTAGAGAATAGAATAAGCGAAGTATTTAAAAAATGGATAGATGAATTTGGATATAAACCATATTGGTTTGTTGTTAGAGATACGGAAGAAATAGAACTAAATGAGGTTATCAATGAAGGTTAATTTTACAATATATGGAGAACCAGTTGGCAAAGAAAGACCTAGATTTAATTTGGCTACTAAAAGGACCTATACACCTAATAAGACTAAGAGTTATGAGGAGTTAATAAAATGGCTATATCAATCTAAAGTTAAACATTACTTTGAAGGTTATATAAAAATGACTTTAAGATGTTATTACTCTATAGCTAAAAGTAATAGTAAAAAGATTAAAGAGCAGAAAAGAAATAATGTATTAAGACCTAGTAAGAAACCCGATATAGACAATGTCATTAAAGTTGTGGCTGATTCACTTAATGGAATAGCCTATAAGGATGATACACAGATTGTTGAGGTTGTAGCTAGTAAATATTATAGTGACAAACCGAGGGTCGAGGTTATATTAGAAGATATTAGTTGAACAACGGAAAAATCCGTTTATCAAATCATTAGATAAAAATAATTTGGAGGAGGATTATAAGTATGAATGATTTAAAATTAATCGAGAATGAAGGACTTATAAAAGTATATACAACAGATGAAGATATAAAGGTTGTAGATGGTAGGGAACTTTGGGAAGGGTTAGAAGTAGAAAAAGACTTTTCTGACTGGATTAAAAGTAACTTAGAAAATGTAGACGCAGTGGAAGGAATAGACTTTTCCACTTTAAAGGGGAAAACCTCTGAACAAGGCGGAAGACCTGCAATAGAATATATATTAAATTTAGAAATAGCAAAAGAAATTTGTTTAGTAGCAGGAGCAAGTCCAAGAGCAAATAAAGAACTTAAAAGAAATTCTAAAAATTATAGAAAATATCTAATTGCAGTAGAAGAAAAATACAAAGTATCAAACAATCTTACAAAAACACAGTTAAATCAAATTAATGATATTGTAAGTAACGCATTGTGTGAAATGCAAACTAAGCATGATGCACAAATAGAACAATTTAAAAAGGAATCCTCACAATATTATAGACCTACAAGTAAAACTAAATATGATATATCTTCTTATATAAAAGAAAGACTAGGTATATCAAAAGTTAATGAAGAATTTGAATTAGTTAAGAAAAGAACTCTATTGGTATTAGGTGCTGACAAATGGGAGGATATCCCAAAAGATGTATTACTTAATTCATTAAACTTAATAGATGAATCAATCAGAATTATAAAATCTGAGAGAAAAACAAATCAAATTAGTTTCTTTGAAAAAGATAATTTCTGTTAATAAAAAGAAAAAAGGAGTGCTTTCACACTCCACTTGTCAAAAATATAAAGCTTTTATCCAAGATTATTATAACATAAACAGGAGTGTGGAAGTATGGATAATAATATCAATAAAAAAGAACTATTTAAAAAAGTAGAAGGTAGACTACATCATTATAAATTTTTAAGTGCAGAAATTAAAAATCTTGAATTAGATATAGAAAGTAGAGAAAATGAGATATTTGGGTGTAAGGCTGTTGGATATGATGAAAAAGTAAGTCCAACATATGCTTTTAATTCAAGTGTGGAGAATGAGATTATAAAAAAAGAAAGAGATATTACTAGATTGAAAAAACTGAAAAAAGATAAGGAAATTGAAAAGAAGAAAATAGAAAATGCACTTACATGCTTAGATATAAGAGAAGAACATTTTTTTAAACTGTTTTATAATAGCAGAATGAAAAATAGTATGGTTTATATATCCTTAGAAATGAACTCAGATAGAAAAACATGTAGATGTGTGAGGGAAAGATTAGTGTATAAAATTATGGATATGCTTTATCCAAGAATTAAGGAAAATGAACTACCATTATTTAAAAATTAGAAAATTCCCCAGTTTTTCCCCAGAAATTCCCACTTTATTCCCCACTTTCTCCCCTTTTTGATTAAAAAAGCATGAGATAATAGTATTGTGGAAATAAAGATTTCCCTCTCAAAACTTAATATTTGGCTAGAGTTAAGGGGTTGTATTTGCTCTAGCCAAAGTGAATAATTTTTATAATTAAGGATATTATATAAACAATTAAAAAATTTTAAATGACCTTTTAAATATAAAAAATGCATATATTTGACTTTTAATATTGACACTTTAGCATAAAACGCCTACAATAAATATATAAAAATATGTAGGAGGTGTATGCCTGAGTGTCAAATAAAATAGAATTAGAAGTTCCTAATGAAATAAGTTATATCATTGTTCAATGCTTTAATAAGGCAAGAGAAGAAATTAGAGAATATAGAGGAAAACAAAACCTTATAACTAAAAATGGAGTACCTTTTCAGTTCTGGGATTTGTTAAATAATGCAATTGATACCGCATTTAATAGTTCTAATTTTAAAGCGTATAAATCTAAACGTGGACGTTGGAGAATGATTTTTATATATGATAAAAATAGCAAGTATCTTTATGTATTAATGAGAGAGCAAAGATATAAAGAACTTCATAACAATATCAATAAAAGAGAAAAAATGCATTATGTAGATATTTTAACTAAAGCATTTAATGGAGATTTAAAAGCTCCTATTGAACAACTATCATTTTTTTCAATAGAATTTGATAATGAAGACAAAATTGAAATATATTTACAGAAATTAATTGATAGTATAAATAAAGATGGTGCTATCATTGAACACCATGTATTATTATTATTTAATCAAACAGCTGAATATGAACTGACATCTATTCGTGCTGTGATGGTTGACACAAATTTAAATATTGTATCAGAACAAAATTTGAGTTCTTATATATCTATAGAAGAAAGTACAGTTGTAGAAAAAGTTGATAAGACTAATCCTGCTGCAAATAATCCTACTCTTGGATTGAAATTAACTGCAAAAGCAGATGCAAGAAAGAAAACACATCCTTTAAAAAAGGCGAAAAAGGAGGAAGATGCCAAGTAGTCACTTTTTAGTGAATAGATGGAGGAAATAATTATGGAAATTAATTTTAATGGAGAGCGTTTAAAGAAAGCTCGTATATATAGAGGAATGACAGTAGCTGAATTAGCTGAGAGAATTGACTGTCAAAGACAGACTGTTTCGATGTATGAGAATAATAAATCGAAACCAAATGATAATAATGTGGTGAAACGAATAGCAAGAGTGTTAGGTTTTCCAGTTAAGTTCTTTTTAGAAACAGGAACTAATATTGCAATAGGTTCAACATATTTCAGAGCATTATTGACTACAAATAAAAAATACAGAGCAGAGCAAGTTCAAAAAATGGAATTTCTAGCTGAAATATATTTCTTCTTACAAGATTATATTGAATTCCCAACATTAAATTTACCAGATTGTTCTGGTAAAACACCAGAAGAAGCTGCTTTACTTTTAAGAGAAGCTTGGGGATTAGGATTAAAGCCTATTGATAATATTATTTATGAAGTAGAGCAACATGGAATACTTGTAACAAGTTTTTCAACCTCTACAGATGATATAGATGCATTCAGTCAGATGGTAGATATTGCAGGAGAAACTGTTTATCTGATTGGATATTCTAGTAATAAGACTTCTGCTTCTAGAATTCATTTTGATATAGCTCATGAGTTAGGTCATATATGCTTACATGAATGGAGTGAAGATGTAGAAGCTTTAGAAAAGCAAGAGTTTAAAGAGAGAGAATCAGAAGCTAATCGATTTGCATCGACATTCTTATTACCAGAAGAGACTTTTAAAATTGATGCTAAGAGAACTCCTTTACGTATCCCAAACTATACAGAATTGAAACGTAAATGGAAAGTTTCTATACAAGCAATGATTCGTCGTTCATATTCTTTAGGAATTATCAGTATGGATGAATATCAGTCTATGATTCGTACTTTACAACGTAGAGGGCTAAGAAAATCAGAACCATTAGATGATGAGTTATTAACTTCTCTACCAGCATTGTTAAAAACAGCAGTTTTGATGTTATTAAATGAGAAGGTATTTACTCCAAAAGAGTTTATGGATGAACTTTCATTTTCCTATAACTTTAGTCTAGAGCCAGAAGAAGTAGAATATCTATTAAGTTTACCTAAAAATACTCTAACTTCTGCTAAAGTTATACCATTTCCTGATTTACAACTTAAAAAAGATGTTTAACTTATATTTTAAATAAAGCGAGGACTTATGACCTCGCTTAAATTATATAGAATAGGGGGAAATATGAAATGGGAATATTAGAAGGTACAACTAAAATAAGAGAGATAGCCAAAAGGATTGCTATAGAAAAAGGAATAACAGAGCAAGAGGCTTGGGATGATGCTATTAAAGAGTATAAGGAAAAATATGAATTTAATTAAGACCAGTGTATGGTCTTTTTTTTATTACTATGAACAGACTAGGCAGGGCGTGAGGACGCTGTTAGTTCAATTCTAACTATGTTCAAAACCTATTAATACACTATATGTAGCAGTGAATTAAGACTAAAATCTCATACAATTTTATCTTAATTCAGAAGTCTAAAAACCGAGTGGGGCTTGGTAACCTCACTCACCATGCAGGTGCAGGTGCTTAGTCTAAGTTCGATTCTTAGAACTTGCAACATAATATATGTATCTCCCTACTAAAAAGGCTAAGTTTACTCCAAACTTAGCATTTTACTTTTTAAAAAGAAAAAAGAAATTTTTATTGTCATAATACTATTTGTTTAGGTATATTATAATGTGCATACTTAAAATTAAATACTTAGCAAGCATTTGAATTAATATACATAAGATATATGACATAATTTTTTATAGTGTAAGTTATTTAAATTAATTATAAATAACAGTAATTTTATTATATAAAATGTACATATTGTGAATAATAATAATAAAATCATGTACAAAATGCCAACTGATAATTCCTCGAAATGTATTGCATATTTAACGTAACGTCAGTATAATTAAATTATAATAGTGAAGTGGAAGGTGGTACTTATGGCTACAAAAAGTATTTTAAAAAATGTAGATGTAAGAAAAAAGGCATTTGGAAGAAATCTAGTATCAGCTCTAGAAAATGCTAAAAATAAACAAGAAAAAGAAGTTGTATTAAGTAAAAAATGTTCAGAAGTACCAAAAGATAAAATAAAGGATATATTCGGGAGATTTTAATGAGTGGCTATTTAATTGTAAACTTAAGTAATATGCTAGGAGAGCTGGAGGAAGAAGAAGTTAAAAAAATTCTCTCCAGTTTTTCTTGTCCCCTTAATAAAGATGTAGAAGAATTTTTAAAAAACAAAGCTATTGAATTTTCTAAACAAGGTTTGGCTAGTACACATTTAGTGCTAACTTCTTATAAAGGCAAGCCTGTTATAGTTGGATATTTCACTCTAGCTAATAAGTATTTTACAATAAAAAGAAAAACATTATCAAACTCTTTAGCTAGGAAAATAGTGAAGTTTGGACAATACAATGAAGAACTAAGAAGATATATTATTGGAGCACCTTTGATAGGGCAAATAGGAAAGAATTATTCAAATAATTATAATAAATTAATCAAGGGTGATGAACTTCTAAAAATTGCATGTGACAAGATAAAAGCAGTACAGTTAGATATGGGTGGGAAAATAGTGTACCTTGAATGTGAAGATAAACCTAAATTAATTGAATTTTATAAGGATAATGGATTTGTAGACTTTGGAAAAAGAAGCCTTGATAAAGACGAAACAGATTCGTTAGATGGGGACTATTTAGTTCAAATGTTGAAATATCTAAAAAAATAAAAGTACATAAAATCTAAAATGACTATCTTGATAGATGGTCTTTTTTTATACAATAAATTAAAAGGAGAATGAAATTATGGAGATTAAGAAAAACACACAAGATGTAGTATCAGAAAGAAAAAATTCCCTAGATTCTGAATTCAAGATACCTGCAAGTGGTGTGTGTTATATGGCTGAGTTTATAAAGGAATCTAGGGAAATCATAAAAGAATTAGATAAACATTTTGAAAGTTGTCTAGATGTTTTATCTAAGGCAAGACTCTAAATATTTTGAATATGCTGAATCAAGCATGGTTTGCCAATCTGGGAAATCAGTATTTTTAACTATAAATAAATCAAATTCATTATCAGGAATAGCTAAAAAGTCTTCTTCTGAATTGACTATGTAATTACCAAATGCAAGTAGTTCATCAAAAGAATCAAAATTAGTGTGTTGGTTCATAAATTTCTTGCTAAGAATTATTGTGCGAATCTTATCAAAGTCAGGTTTTAAATTTTGTTCCATTCTTTCAATTTTCTTTTGAAATTGCTTTAAATTTCTAATGTCAATATTTTTACTCATAAGAACACCTCCTTTCAATAGAATATTAGCATAAAATTGTGGTGAATTCTGCTATTGTCGAACGATTGTTGAAGGATATTGTATAATAACATAGAATTTACTATACTATAAGGAGGTGATTATGTGGGATTTGAGATAAGTGGTAATTTGAATTTTGACAGTGTTATTGATGATTTAAAAAAAGAAGTTGAAAATAACCCTACTATATTTACATCACAAAATGTTGGAAATAAGTTCAAAGAAAAATGTAAAATATGCGAAAAAATATCTGAATTTGAAATACTAGAAGATGGTAAAGTTAAATGTTTAGAATGTGGGACTGAATTTGAATTGAATCTTAAAGTAGAGTAAACAAAAAAAGAATCTCAATTATGAGGTTCTTTTTTTATTCCCAAAACAAACAAATAAAGAGGTGGTGATGTGCAAGATGTCAAAGAAAAGGTAAAACAAGATTACTTAAAAGGAATGAAACAAAAGGAAATAGCATCAAAGTATGACATTAGCTTAAACACTTTAAAGTCATGGATAAAAAGATACAACTGGTCAAAGGAAAAAAAGAAGGGTGCACCTATAAATAAAAGGGGTGCACCCTTTTCTAATAAAAATTCAGTTGGCCATGGTGCTCCAAAAGAGAATAAGAATGCTGAAAAGTTTGGTTTCTTCTCAAAATACTTACCTGAAGAAACCCAAGACTTAATTAATGAGATAAAGAATAAAGATAAATTTGATATTCTTTGGGAACAGATAACAATTCAATATGCAGCAATAATAAGAGCACAAAAGATAATGTATGTTAAAGGCAAGGAAGAAATGGTTAAAGAATTAAAGAAATATGAAAGCACAGAAAATGGTGAGAAGATAGAGTATGAATTTCAATTTGCATGGGATAGGCAAGCATCTTTTCTTAATGCACAGAGTAGGGCTATGAGTGAGTTAAGGAGTTTAATTAAACAGTATGATGAAATGATTCATAAGGATTGGAATTTAGCTACAGAGGAGCAGAAAAATAGAGTTGAGAAGTTGAAATGTGAAGTTAATAACCTAAGTAAAGATGATATTGGAGATGATGAGTTGAAAATAAGTGTAGATTATGGTGATAGAAATGATAGTTAGAGTAAATTTTAATCCAGATTTCAAGGAAGCTAATTTTACTAAAAAAAGATACAGAGCAATGAAAGGTTCAGCAGGAAGTGGAAAATCTGTTAATGTAGCACAAGACTATATACTAAAGTTAGGAGATAAGAAGTATCAAGGAGCTAATCTATTAGTAGTTAGAAAGTCAGAAGCTACACATAAGTATTCAACGTATGCAGAGCTTACAGGAGCTATAAATCGTATTTATGGTAAACAAGCTGATAAGTATTGGAAAACTACTTTAAATCCTTTAGAAATTAAGAGTAAAGTTACTGGTAACTCTATAATTTTCAGAGGAGTTAATGATGCAAAACAAAGAGAAAAATTAAAATCAATTAACTTCTCGAAAGGAAAATTAACATGGGTTTGGTGTGAAGAAGCTACAGAACTTATGGAAAGTGACATAGACATACTAGATGACCGTTTAAGAGGTATTTTAACTAATCCTAACTTGTATTATCAAATGACATTTACATTTAATCCAGTCTCAGCTACTCATTGGATAAAAAGAAAGTATTTTGACTATAAAAATGATGATATATTTACTCATCATAGTACTTATCTACAAAATAGATTCATAGATGAAGCTTACTACAGAAGAATGCAAATGAGAAAAGAGCAAGACCCAGAAGGGTACAAAGTCTATGGTCTTGGAGAATGGGGAGAAACTGGTGGAGCAATACTTAAAAATTATGTTATACATGAATTTCCTACAGAATTTGAGTATTTTGACAATATGAGGTTATCACAAGACTTTGGATTTAACCATGCAAATGTAGTACTTAGAATTGGCTTTAAGGATGGAGAATTATATATATGTAATGAAATATATGTACATGAAATGGATACTTCAGAAATCATAAAGATTGCAAATAGTAGAGGTTTAGAAAAGACTCTATTTATGTACTGTGATAGTGCTGAACCAGATAGAATTAAGATGTGGAAGAGTGCAGGATATAAAGCTAAAGGAGTTAAAAAAGGACCAGGAAGTGTTAAAGCTCAAATAGATTATTTGAAACAATTAAGAATACATGTACATCCTAGCTGCACTAATACCATAAAAGAAATACAACAATGGAAATGGAAACAAGATGAAAGAACTGGATTATATCTTGATGAACCAGTTGAGTTTATGGATGATGCAATGGCTGCGCTTAGATATTCTATAGATAATAAGCTTAAAAATAATGGAATAAGCTTCTTAAAGTAAAGGAGGTGTTAAATATTTATATAAGTGAAACAGATTTAATAAAAGTTCAGTTAAAAAAAGAGAGCACCTTTAACCTAGTAAAAGTCATAGAACACTACATCTTAAAGCATAGGCCAGAAAAATATAAACAAGGAGAAGAATACTATTATGGTAATACTGATGTAAACAATAAGAGAAGATATTATCTCTTAGATGGAGCTAAGGTTGATGATTTTACTAAAGTTAATAATAAAGCAATTAACAACTACCATAAGCTTTTAGTTGACCAAAAGGTAGGCTATAGTGTCGGAAATCCAATCGTATTTAATGCAGATGATGATAATCTCACTAAGCTTTTAAATGACTTACTAGGAGAAGAGTTTGACGATACAATAACAGAACTATATCTCAATGCTAGTAATAAAGGGGTTGAATGGTTACATCCATATATTAATAGAAAAGGTGAGTTTAAATATGTAATAATTCCAGCTGAAGAAGCAATTCCTATTTGGGATAGTAAAAGACAGAGGGAATTAGTTGCATTTATTAGGTTTTATTATATTGAAGATATAGATGGAAATAAAATAAAAAGAGTTGAGTACTACACAGAAAATGATGTAACTTATTTTATTGAAAGAGGTAATAGTTTTATTCAAGAATTTTTATATGATGAATACGGAAAAATGACTGATATACAAGAAGGTCATTTTAGAATAAATAACAAAGAACAGGGATGGGGTAAAGTTCCATTTATACCTTTTAAAAATAATGAAAAGTGTGTCTCAGATTTAACTTTCTATAAATCATTAATAGATATATATGACAATAATATTTCTACACTAGCAGATAACTTAGATGAAATACAAGAGGTTATTTATGTATTAAAAGAATATCCAGGAACAAGTCTACAAGAGTTTATAGATAATATAAGATACTATAAATCAATTAAAGTAGATGGTGGAGGTGGAGTTGATAAACTAGAGATAAATATACCAGTTGAAGCTAAAAAGGAGCTTCTTGATAGATTGGAAAAGAATATAATTATCTTTGGTCAAGGAGTTAATCCAGAATCTCAAAACACAGGTGACAAATCGGGTGTAGCACTTAAATTTTTATATTCACTACTTGACTTAAAATGTTCTAAGACTGAAAAGAAGTTTAAAAAAGCAATTAGAGAGCTTTTATGGTTTGTGTGTGAGTATTTAAAGATAAGTGGTAGTAAGAGCTATGATTATAAAACAGTTCAAATTACTTTTAATCACTCTATGATAATAAATGAAGCTGAAAAGATAGATATGGCAGCTAAATCAACTGGAATTGTATCAGATGAAACTATTGTTTCTAACCATCCTTGGGTCGAGGATGTAAATGACGAACTTGAGAGACTTAAAAAGCAGAAAGAAGAAAGTATAAAAGAATATGAAGATGCTTTTCCAACTAAAAAGAAAACTGAAGAAGGTGAACCTTTAGATGAATAATATAGATTACTGGATAAAGACATTTAATCAGTTAGAAGAAGATGTTCATAATAAAGGTGATACCTTTAACAAAGAATTAGAAAAGCAATATGATATAGTACTTTATAATATTCTTAGGGAAATAAATAATTGGTATATAAAATTTGCTAAGGATAATAAAATAAGTATGCAAGAAGCTGAAAAGTTATTAAATCTAAGAGAATTAGCTGAACTTAAATTATCATTAGAAGAATATATCAAGTATGGAGAAGAAAATGTAATTAGTCAAAAGTGGATGAAAGAACTAGAAAGTGCAGTTAAAAGAGTTCGTATAAGCAGACTAAAAGCATTAGAGTTAAAAATAAGGCATCAAGTTGAGGTATTATACTCAAAAGAGTATGAGGATGTAAATACGCTTATAGCAGACACTTATCAAGATAGCTATTATCATACTGCATTTGAAACTCAAAAAGGTATTGGAATTGGATTAATGATAGCCATGCTTAGCATGAATAATATTAACAAAATAGTTAGTAGTCCTTGGACCACTGATGGAATAACATTTGGTAATAGAATTTGGAATAAGCATAGACCAAGGTTAATGAGTGAACTTAACAAAGGATTAAAAGAAACATTAATTAATGGGATATCTCCTGAAAACTTAACGAATAAAATTAATAAAAATTTTAATACAAGCAAAGAAGAAGCTAAGTTATTAGTAAAATCTGAGCTTGCCTTTTTTAGTTCATTAAGTCAAAGGGATTGTTTTAATAGTCTAGGTGTTGAGAAATATGAAATAGTAAGTGCATTAGATAGTAAGGTTTGTGAGAAAAGATGTAGTCCTCTTGATGGTAAAGTAATTGAAATGAAATACTATGAGATAGGAGTTACTGCTCCACCATTTCATCCTAGATGTAGGTGTGTAATAGTACCATATTTTGATGGTGAAGAAAGTTATAGAGCTGCAAGAGAAGAAGATGGTGGAACTTATTATGTACCATCTAGTATTAAGTATAAAGAATGGCATAAGAAGTATGTTAAAAACACTTACTAAGTTAGTAGGTGTCTTTATTATGTAAAAAATAAAATTTATTGAGAGGGTGATTTGAAATGCTTAAATTATATATTTTATCAATAATTGTGTTTTGTACAGGGCTTTATTTATTCAACATGAAGGTTGATAGTAATGAGGAATTAATTGAATTACTTAAAAGTAAGAATATCAGAAGAAGAAAAAAATATAATTTTATTTTCCCAGCTTTATTTCCACTGCTTAATTTTATTTTAGGTGTGATACTGATACTATTTTCTTTACTAGTTAGCAATGAAGATATGATTAAAAATTTAAAGGGGGATGAATAAATGGCTAGATTTGTAAAGAAAGCAGTTGAAGTGGAAGCTTTTAAATTTGATATAGATATAGAACCACCAATATGGATACGAAAAGAGATTGAACGTGGCAATGCTTGGGTTGAACACTCTATTGATAAGGAACATACTAAAATGTTCATAAGAACTATTGAAGGGCTAATATATCAAGTTAACATAGGGGATTACATTATACAAGGAGTAAAAGGAGAAATATATCCTTGCAAAGCTGATATATTTGAAATGACTTATGAGAAAGTTGAATATACTGCAACTATTGAAAATTTAACAAACTATGCTGAAAATTTAGAACCAGGGCATAAATATATTGACAAAGGAAGTAGCAAGAAAAATAGCTTAGAATTTTCAGTTAAATTAAAACTAGATACAAAAGACTTTGATAAAAATATAGAAAATGCTACAAAAGAAATTGAAACATTTAATGAAGCAGTAGGCAGACTAGAGAAAAAAATAAATAGGATATCTGCAAAAGAAAATAAAGTTGATATAGATAAGATTGTAAAACAATTAGAAGAAAGTCTAAGAGAACGTATTGAATAAGTTTTGGGGGATGGAAATATGTTTAAACAGAAATATATTAAGAAGTCAAATAAAATAAGTGCTAGAAATATTATAGCATTTATTATTACAGTTATTGGTATAACTTTAGGTATTTTTATAGGTATCAACATAATCATGGCTCATGTTTTAGGAATAGCTAACATGGTAGATAATAATACTTTTACCTGTGTTAGATTAGTTTATGGCTTAGTAGGAGTTATAAGT